ATGGCACCTTCTGCACCACCTCGCTGTGCAGGATGTAGGAGCCATTGCCCACGCTGCAGACCTTGTGCAGCTCGGCAATGCCGTCCCCATCGCGGTCGGCGCGGATGTAGCTCTCGACGTAGAAGACCTTGTCGGTCGTCTCGTCAGTGGTCTGCGTGATGCCAAAGAAGCTCTGGTCCGCCGGGTTGCGGATCAGCACCTCGTTGTTCATGTCGAAGCCGCCTGTGCCGGCGTTCTGCTCGATCACGTCGCGCGGGTAGCCCATGGCCACCAGCTCGGAGATCGTCGCCAGCTTGCGCCGGCCGACATAGATCGCGTCGTCGAGGCTGGTCGCCTCGTTATCGATGAGGAACTGCTCGGGCGGGATGCACTCAACCACATAGCGCGGATTGCGCTTCACGCGGCGGATGCGCAGATCAGTCTTGGCCTCGCCGGTGGTCATGTCGACCACCTCGGTCAGGCTCTCGACCTCGACCTCGGGATCCGACGTCAGAAGGGCGATTTCCTCCGGCAGAAGGCCTGAGTAGTCGTAATACTCGACCGCCTCCTCGTCGACCTTGTACCAGGTGAGCACGCCGGTCTTGCAGATCAGCGCGTCTTTCATCGCGTCGTGCAGGATGCGGAAGCCGGGGTTCTCCTGCATGAAGACGTAATTGATCAGGTCGGTGGCCTGCTCCGCGGCCGCAATATCCTCGGCCCCCTTCGGCACAAACTCGATCACCTTGTCGCCGCCGGTGAAGATCCGCAACAGCGAAGGCAGCATGGCCAGGACAGTGTCCCGCACCTCGGTCAGGATGACCTGGCTGCGCCCCTCTTCCTCGTTCCCCAGAGGGTCGCCCAGGTAGTAGGCCATCGCAGCTTCGCGCTCAGGCGCGAGATAGCTGTCGATGTAGGTCTGGCTGTCGGTAATCGCCTGGAAGACGATGTAGCGGAACTCCTCGTCATCCATCGGCTCGTTCTGCGGCAGCATGTAGCCGGTGGCGTCGTTGTAGACGTCACTGCCCACGGGCAGATTTACGACATCGGGGTCATACCGGCCTGGTGTAATGCCTTGAGCCATCGTCTTAGACCTTCTTCCTAACACGCCACCACTGCCAGCCCGCCTCGGACCCGACCTCGTGGCTTGGGAAAAACTCGTTCACAGCCTGCTTTACACCTTCCATGGGCAGATCGTCACCACCAATTACGCCCCCAGGCTTCAAGCGCGGCCACCAGGCCTGCAAATCGGCTATGACGTCCTCGTAACCATGGCCGGCGTCGACCCAAATGAAATCGACGCTCTCCTCTGGGAATAAACCAGCCGCCGGCACGGTCGGCATGCGCAAAACATTGGCCTTGGGATACCCGGCGCGGCCGATATTGGCCAGGAAGAGCTCGTAGACCTTCTCGAGCTCGGGATCCTGCTGATGCTCAGGCTCGCAAGAACCGCCCCAATGGTCGACAAAATAAATCGCAGGCGTTTTTCCTGCGTTAAGGGCCTCGACCAGTAAAAAGCACGCCGATCGGCCCTTCCAGCACCCCAATTCCACGAAGACAGACCCGTCAGACGCCTCACGAAGGGCGTCCTTGTAGGGCTTGGTGAAGTTAAACCAGCCCTGGATCTCTTCGTAGTAGTGCTTCAACGCTTCTTCGCCTTGCCGGCCTCGCTCATGGCGATCGCCAGGGCCTGCTTCTGGCTCTTCACCACCGGCCCCTTCTTAGAGCCGGAATGCAGCATGCCGCCCTTCCACTCTTTCATGACCTGGCCCACCTTCTTATCGGCCTTCGACATCTTCTTCATGCTGCGCTCTCCATGATCTTGGCCGCGGCCTCGTCCACATCGCTCGGAATATCAGCCCGACACGCCTCTGCGTGGTCGTGCGTGAACTCCATCTTGCCGATGTGCTTCACATCCTTCGACAGGTCGTGATCCACCCACACCTTGAAGCCGTGCGCCTGGGCAAGCTTGCAGAAATAGATGTCCTCGCCCACATACATGCCACCGCTCGGCAGGTAGGACACGTTGAACCAGGGCTGAGGCAGCTTGCGCAAGACCTCAGTCTTCACCAGCATCGCTCCCATGCCGATCGCATCCACCTCCTCGAGGCCCGTGCGGTCGTGCGAGTAGATGCACTTTAGCGTCGCGAAATCAGAAAAGGCCACCGTCTTCACCGGCAGGCGCCTGGTCGCGTAATTGCACGCCACGATGTCCTTGCCGTGCGCCACGAGCTTCTCGAGCAGGTAGGGCGGGAAGCGCATGTCGCTGTCCAGGTACAGCACATATTCCGCGCCCGACGTCAGCGCCATGCGCGCCAGCTTCGCGCGCTGATCCGCGATCAGCGTCCCGTTGACAATATGGACGTCAAAGCGCGCCCCAACAGGCGCGGCCGCATACCAACGCGCCGACATGATCGCCAGATCGTGCGCAAAACCAGTGGCAACCTCATCGCGCGCGGGAATGCAGATCGAGACATTCATCAGTACCGATCCTCCTGGCCGCCGAGAAGGCCGCCGACGCCTAGGCCGCCGCCGGCAAGGCCAAGCAGTGGCCGCTCGCCGCGGATCATCATTCGCAGCGTGTCCTGAGGATCCTCGCCGCGCATGCGCGCCGTGTACTCAACGCGCTCATTGAACAGCTGAGGGAAGGTCCGCGTGGGCGGAGACGCCAGGCCTGTCAGCTGGCCAGCGCCAGCCCAGGCCGCGGCCTGCGTATCGGCCGGCGGAAGGCTAAAGCCCTGGCCCAGGCGGGCATAGAGCTGCTCGGCGGCCGCATATTCGTTATCGCGCGGCTTGCTCGCCCAGAAGGACGGGATCCCGACCGCCTCGTCCATCGTGAGGCGCCCCTCGCGGAACAGCTGCTGAGGGCGGAAGGTGATCTTCTTGCCGTCAGGCGAGACCTCGCCGTAACGCTGCGCCATGGTCAGGAGCTCGCGCTCTTCATCAGCCAGGTTTGCCACGGCCTTGCCGGTCTTATTCGGCACTGAGATCGACGTCTCGAGGAACTCAGGGTCGCGCGTCCGCATGCCGATGTTGCGGAAGGCATGCGTGTCGACCGTTACCGGCGTCAGGTTGCCCTGCAGGTTCTCCGAGAACGACGCCGGCTTCGGGTTCTGCAATACATTGAAGCCGCCATTCTGGATCGTCGCCGCGTTCTGCAGATGCAGGTTCTGCGCCACATGGCCGTATGGGTAAATCAGATCCTCCTTTGCAAGAGGCTGGCCGTCGCGCGTGTAGTAGAAGCTCGCATTGCGGATATTCGTCGACACGTCAGACCGCGGCGACGTCGCCGCGACATAGTCCATGTACCGGCGGAAACGCTGGGGTCCAACCTCCGGCCCCAGCTCCGCGATGAAGGCCTGGAGGATCGGATCTGTGTGATACCAGCGATCGGCGCCCATATCGACGCCCGACTGAATGCTGCCGCGCACGCCCTCCGTCACGTCGGGGTTCTCAAGCGCACGCTGCATGCGAGGCGACACGCCACGCGGCGGCACCACACGCTCAAGAGGCGCCTGAGGCGTAGATCCAACACCGGCAGCCCGAGAAAGATCAATCGGCCCCACGCCCGGCGCCTCTGAGGCGAGCTCACGCAGAACAGACTGCTGCGCCCGCGTGTACTCCGGCCCCTTCACCGCATACCCCTCGGGGGTCACAGGCGCGCGCGCAGTACGGCCACCACCGCCGGTCACCGCATCGACAGCACGCTGCATGACATTCCGCGCCCCACGCGCCACCGCATCGCCGCGCCCAGCCTCAGCCTCGCTTGGCTCCATGCCCAACAGGCCACCGCCAAGCGCCAAAGCCGCACGACCAGCTGCCGGCGCCATACGACCCAAAGGACCAGCCGCCATCAGCGCGACATCGCCGGCCGTCTGAGGCATCAAGAACTCAACCGCACCCGTCGTGCGGCCCGCCCGGCTTGCCACACGATCGGCAGCAGAAGCCGCCATAGCCGGATCAACACCCCGGCTCACCGCATAGTCATAGGTCTGCTGCCGGATCCGGTCAGGCATCGACAGGAAATAGTCGTAAGCATCGCCAACAGCCTGCCCAGCACGATTGAGATACCCAGCGACACCAGGCTGCGCAGCCGCTCGCTCACGACGGCGGCCCCTGACCTCTTCATCGTCCTCGCGATCGAGCAGACCAGCCATTACTCTTCCTCCTCGGCACTCATATCCTCAGAAGAACCGCCCTCAGCCTCGCCGTACTCTTCGCCGCCCTCTTCCTCGTACTCTTCCTCGTACTCTTCCTCGCCCTCCTCGTCGCCCTCGTCCTTAATCGGACCGCCGACAATCCAGGCAGAGCACGTCCGCGCAGCCGCGCACTTGAAATCAAAGATCTCGCAGAAACCAAGATCACCCGCCTCGACGACCTCCATCGCATCTTCATTCCGGTCGTCAGACAAGCCATTCTCAATGCACGCCAGCATGCGAGAGGTCTGATTAAACGCGCCGCAATTGCCGCAACGCATCGTCTTGGCCTCGTCGGCCGGCACGTCCCAACGCGCCGCCATACGCTGCCAATACTGATCATTGGGCTCGTTAGGGTTCATCGGACCATAGTCCGCCTTGTCAATCGCACGACCCCGATTGCGAAGGTTCAACGTCAGATCACCCGTCGCCGCCGGGCAAGCCTCGCCACCCTCAACGTCGTCCATCATCTCGGCCATCTCACTTACCCTTCTTGCGCGCAGCACGAATATTGTCGACAGCGTTCGGATAAGGCCGACCCGCCTTCGCCGCCATCGCCTTCGCCGCTGCCTTCCGGCCAGGCGAAAGCTTCTTGTCACCCTTCGTCGGATCAGGCGTCCGCCACACAGGCTTCTTCATTTCACCTTGCCCTTGTTCCGCGCCGAAATAGCCTTAGCCTTCGACCGCGCATCTGCCTTACTCGACGCACCCCAAGCCCGCAAAGACAAAAGGAGCCGCGTCGGCTCCCCATCCTTAAACTCAGGCCCCGGCATGTTCCCCATACGCGCCAAAAACGACGCACGACGCGGGTTGTCGCCGCTCTTCACAGGGGGCTTCAAATCCATGCCCTGAGCACGCGCAGAAGCACGCCCCTTCGCATTCAAGCCACCACTCGGGCTCTTACCCTCAGCACGCTGCCAAGCCGGCGTCTTCATCCAAGAAAACCCCCGAAATCCACACAGAACCTAATCACCTTGCGCACAGAACGCAAGAATTAAACCACACCCCTAATCCCACGCTTCAAAGGCTTACCCGCCACCCAGGCCGTCCCACGACCACCCACCAGCGCCGCCTGGCCGGCAAAGGTTAGGCAAAGAGCGTCTGATAAATCCGGCGACCGAAAACCCCGTTTCTTAAGGCTGTCCTTACTCTCAACGACGATCTTCCCCGTCGACGTGAACGAATACCTTGGGGTAACCAGCTCGTGCCGCAGCACTTCATCCTTCGGTAGCTTCACCGCGCGGGTAGCCAGCCAATCCTTGGCGGCCAACCACAGCTCGTCCCTCAGCCGGTGGGCATTGGGGTTCATGGCAGAACTCTCCGCCACATTCACGTCCCGCACATTCAAACCCATCTCACGCAGCCGGTCCGCCACCCCAGAACCCAAGCCAATAGTGTCCACACAGATCTCCGCCGGCGCATCTTTCTTCGCCTCATTAACCACCGCACCCACGGTCTGCATCAAATCCAAGCCACCCCAGTGCCGGATCTCCAACACCACATTGCCCTTCCTCTTGCACAAGGCCGTGCGGTCAGTACCAAAGCGCGCAACGTCCAAGCCATACACCAAAGGCTCCGAAACCCCCACCGTCACGTCACGATCCAAGGCCCCATCCACCAGCTCGGCCGGTATCAGCGTGTCGTCGTCCGCCAGCGCGAACTCACCCAAGACCCGGATCCGAAACGCATTGCTGCTCTCGCCATACGTCGCCGCGATCTGCGAAATAAAATCCTTCGAGACCAACGGATTGTTCGCGCACGAAACGTGCATCCGATGCCAATCCTGCGCCAGGTCGTGGTGCGTCTTGTAAAACAACCCGCTGTTGCGCGTCGGGTTGCTGATCAAGATCGTGCTCGCACTATGCCCCGACATCGAACCAGCAGCCGCCTCAAACACCGCCTCCGGCACAGCTGACGCCTCGTCCACCACCAGCAGCACATGCTCTGAGTGGACACCCGCCAGCGCCTCAGGCCGCTCGCTGCTGCTGGTCCTGACCGAGATAAACGAGCTCTCCGGCGCGCCCTTCAACGCAATCCGATCGCTGAAGACCTCGAAACTGTCCCGCAACACAGGCGGCAGCTTGTTCACCCAGGTCTTCAGCTCGGCATACAACGCATCGAACAACTGCGCAGCAGTGGGCGCCGTAACAACACTCTTCTGCGGGTAGCGCGTCGTCATGTGCCAGATCAAAGCCCAGCTGCAGGCCGTCGACTTCCCCACACCATGGCCGGCACGCACACTCAAGCGCCGCTCGCCCCTGGCGATCGCACGCAGGAAATCCTCCTGCCAAGGCAACGGAACCGCGCCCAACACGTTCCGCACAAAAGCCACCGGGTCGTTCCGATAGGCCTCCAGAAAGGTTAGGAATTGGTTCTTGTCGGTCTCGCTCATGCGCCGTCAGCCTTTTCTATTTTTGGCGCGGCGGCGCGCTTGGCGCGAGACGGGGGGCGGGGGGGTCGAAGTACCTTTTTTGGTGGGTCTGTAGACGGAGGGGTTGCCGCGCGCACGGGCGCCCCCAGGTGGGGGGCGGGGCCGGGGGGGTTCTGGCCGGCGGCCGCCGGATCCGGGCCGCCGATCGGCAGGCCGGGCGCGGTCGGGGCTGGGTCGGACGCACCCGCGCTTTCACCGTGAAAGGTTGGAACATCAATGATCTCAGTAGCTTGCCCCTCGATGTACCCGGCCCTCGTACCCGAGACCCTGTTCGCGAGCTCCTTCAGCGCCTCGAGGTGCAGCGTGTGCGTGTGCGTGACGGTCGCGTCGACCTGCGTCCGATCGCCGTAGAGCTTGGGAAGTAGCCTCGAGGCCGTCCATTTCTTCGCGTCGATCGCCACGCGGGCGACGTCGGCCGGGATCTCGCCCCGCACGGCCTGCTCGGCCAGGTCGTCGATCCGCTCGGCGTGCGCCAAGGCCCGCGACTGTATCGCGCGCGTGTAGTCCTCCTGGAAGGAGGCGTCCTCTGACAGCCATCTCCACGTCGTCGAGTGGTTTGGCATGTCGTCTTCGCGGCAGATGCTGGACAGAGACCGGCCTTCTGAGATGCGGGAGCAGATTTCCTTTAAGAGCTCCGGCGTCTTTTTGGTGGGCCGTCCGGTCATGGCATTGGATCTCCGTGCATGGCTTGGCGGTATTCGTCCAGGCTGACGACGTCTTGTCGTCTGAGGCGCTCGAGGCGATCTTGTCGCAGTGCGTGGACGATCGTGTCGAGCAGCTCTTTTGCCCAGGCGGTCGTATCTTCATCCCACGCCGTGCCGCTGTTTTCAAGCGCGCTGAGGCTGGCCTGGCATTCCTTGGCTATCTCATCCCACACCTGGGCGCACAAGGCGTCTGCGGCTGCGGGATCGGCGTCAGAAGGGTATGTCATCGTCTAGGTCCGCGAATGCTGACTTGGAGGAGCGTTGAACGGTCGCGCCTGGGAACGCGGCTTTGGTTGCCTCGGCGAATGCGGCGGGTTGCCACTGGGACCAGGCCAGGAGGAGCTCGGGCAGCGTGACGACCGTGTCGGGATGCTTGGAGTGTCGCGCGGCTGCGTCGTGGTCTGCTGGGTCGAGGACCACTGTGTAGGGTTTGCCTTCCCAGGTTGTGGACCAGGTGTTGGGCGGGTTTGGTTTGTGGCCGGCTTCTGTCGCGGCTTTGTCCAGGGCTTGCCATCCGCGGTGTAGGACTTGGGCGCGGTGCAGGACTGTGTCCACGTCTCCGTGTCGGATGGCCTCGTCGAGTTTCTGGGCGGCCGATCCGAATTTATGGGCCAGGTCGAATGGGACGAGGCGCGGCAGTCTGTTGCATCCCCACTTGGCTTCCATGTCTGCTGCCATCTTGTCGAGTGGTGCGAGCGTTGCGGCCATGTCTCGTCCGCGCGTCCAGGCCTCGTTGTTGAGATGTGCCTGGTCTGAGGTTGAGAGGCGTTTCACCTGGCTCATGGTTCAGATCCTGTTTTGTCACGCTCGTGACCGTGACACCGTGACACCCTTAAGGGTGTTGTCACGTTTGTCACGGTCCTCGCCTGCGTCGCTGTCACGTTTGTCACGCTTGTCACGCCTCTTGTCACGCTCAATGTCACGCCCTTTGTCACGGTCAAAACGGCCTTTCTGAGCTGTCTGTCACCCACCAGATCTCGCCCTGGTTGGTGGCCAGGTTGCGGTCCTTGAGGGTCTGCTTGGCGCGCTTGAAGGCTTGTCGCTTGCCGTCACCGTCCGCGGTGGTCTCCTGGTAGAAGTAGGTTCTCCAGGTGCTTTCCTTCACGCACCGTGCTGCGAATGGGATGTGGTTGGAGCTCACCTGCTCGCCGTGGTTGGCGATTGCCTTGCGCAGGGACGACAGGGCGTCGGCCGTGTTGCCGGTGAGCTTGGCTGGCTTGGAGGTGGTGGGCATTGGTCCGTTGAGAGGCTCCAGGGCCAGGGATGTGGCGTCTGGATCCAGGCTGGACAGCTGGACCGTGACCATGCGGTAGCCGATCTCGATGCCGTCCTCGCCGTCCTTCTGCTTAGTCACCTTGAGCTTGCCGATGCGCTCCGGGCTGTCTTCGTCCGAGATCTTGGTGACCTCGAGCTCGGCGTCGACCGCGCCCAGGAGCGAGCTGTGGCCGCGCTGTCCTTTGGCCTCGTCCTTGCCTGAGTGGTGGACGATGAGGATTGCGCAGCTGAGTGCGTCTTGTAGCGCCCCGACGATGGAGATGAAGGCGCCCATGTCTTCTGAGCTGTTCTCGTTGCCGCCGGCGAAGGCGCGGGCCAGCGTGTCGACGACCAGGAGCTTGGGCGTCAGGCCTTTGTCCTTGATGGCTTGGATCAGGGCCTCGGCGTCTTCCATGGTCGATCGCAGGTTCAGCTGCGCCTTCACGAAGGCGATGGGCGTGCTGTCGGGCAGGTTGTGGTGCTGCCGGCAGGCGTCCCAGCGCCTCTTCAGGCCTGCGCCCCCTTCGCCGGCCAGGTAGACGACGTCTCCCTGGTTGGTAGAACGGGCGAAGGCGTCTGTGCCGTTGGCGATCGCGCTGGCCAGGTACAGGGCGCAGAAGGACTTGTAGCTGCCTGGCTTGCCGTACAGGGCGCCGAAACCCTTGGCGGGCAGCAGCTGGTCTATGAGCCAGGTGATGGGCTCGTCCTTGAGCTCCTGGGCCATGATCAGGTGGATGCGCGGCTTTGGTTCTGCCGGGCTTGTGACGACCTCCGTGCTGGCCCTGGGCGCCGGCTGGTGCTTGGCGTTGATCTGCTCTGCGATCGTGGGCTCGGGCGGCCTGATGGCCCTCAGGGCGGCCTTGCGGTCTCCGTTGTGGCTGAAGGTGGCGTACAGGTCGAAGGGGTCCGTGAGCTTGCTCGAGAGCGGGTCTTCGATGCCGTGATGGGAAAAGACGCACCAGTGGCCGTAGGCGCCCTTGAAGACCACGACGCCGGCCGTGCCTGAGGTCGAGCCTGGCCTGATGTACCGATAGGCCTCGCCACCAGGGCCGTGCGGGTCGCAGTATACGAACTTGTAGCCCTGCCCTTCCAGGGTGCTGCGTACCCAGGCCAGGTCGTGGGCATTGTTGAAGGCGTCGATCGCGCTGGGCGGATCGCCCGGCATCAGGGCCGTGGTCGGCGTGGCGGTCGAGATGTGCTGCTCGACGGCCTGGCGCTGCTTGCGCTCCTTGTGCCAGGCGACGGCCTTGGCCACGTCCATGGCAGGACCGTCGTGCCGGTGGCTCTTGAAGGCGCTGACGGCCTCCTGCGTGCCGACGCGGGGCATGTACCAGGGTTGAGACCAGCGCCTGTTCTCCGGCACGTCGGTGATGAAGACGCCGCGCGCGTGCAGCTGGTCGACGAGGTAGGTCACGACCGCGTCGAGCTCTGCCGGCGACTTCATGCGTGCCGGGATGAGGATGCGGTACTTCCAGAGGTTGTTCGTCGGGTCGAAGGAGTGCGTCGTGTGGGCGAAGAAGCCCACGCCGATGTCCTGCATGGCGGCGATCGCGTCGGGCAGTGGCGGTGCGCCTGGCTGGATCTCGCCTGTCTCGGGGTCGAAGCTGCTGTCCCCGTCGATGATGCACAGGTCGGCTTCTTTGAGGTTCTCGTCGGCGCGGCGCGGTTCGACCAGGTCGCCGCCTCTGACGTAGTAGCTGCCGTCCTTTTGTCCGACCTTGGGTACGGACAGGCGCCGGCAGAATTGATCCCAGGGAATATCTTTGACGGACAGCGAAACGTCGGTGCGTCCGTTGGCTGCCAGAGCGATTTTCAGTCTGGCATTTTCGTCAGTTGTTGTTATATCTTGAGACATGCCGCGTGGGTTCCTGCTTCGCGGTGGTTGCCAGACTTGCGGCGCCGGTCTTGCGTGAACCGGCGCCGCATATCGTTTGAAGGATCAGAACTCGTCAAGCTCTTCCTTCGCGGGGGCCTTGGCGGCGGCCTTCGGAGCTGGTTGCGGTGCGGCCGGTGCGGCCTCTTCCTTCATCTCAGACGGCGGTGTCACCCAGCTGGTGATGGACCACTTGGGGGCCTTGAAGCGCAGCTCGCCCTCGGGCGTTTTGATCTTCACGACCTCGGTGCCTTCGATCGTCACCACCGGCACCTTGCCTTGGTTGGCGGGCGCCTGCTCGATGAACTGGTCGTGCAGCGTGTCCACTGCGCGCAGGACGGTCTTGCTGGTGGGCGTGAACTCGCGCAGGCCGTGCTCCTTGAGGAAGATCTTGATGCGCGCCGCCTGCTTGTAGTCGTTGCCGGGCTTGGCCGGGAAGCGTTCGCCCGCCTTCACCATCACCGCGTGATAGTTGGGCGAGAAGGTGATCCAGCCCATCTCGATGTCGTCCAGGGCCATGATGACCTTCACGGGGAAGGAGATCTCGACCTCGTTCTTTTCCCATGTGCCATCGCCGGCGGGCTCGCGGTTTACGGCCAGCATGTCGCCCGACTTCGCGTCGAACTTCACCACCGGCAGGAACTTGCTGCCGCTTGCGTTTGTTTCGGTGTTAAATCCCAATGCCATTGTCATAGTCCTTTGTCTTGATGCCGCTGAACCCCGCGGCCGGGATGTCGTTAGCGCGAGGCGCCCCAATAGGCCATGAGTGCCGCATCTGCGCGGCCGTCGTCTTTCTTTCGCGCGAATAGGTGTGCGTATGCCGGGAAGAGCTCGGCCGCGCGTTGGCGGCTCCCGTCTTTCCCGTCGCGCACGTTGAGATCCTTCTGCCAGCGTTGCGGCGTGACGTACTGCATGGGCATGCGCAGTGCGGACACGACGCCTTCCACCATGCCCACGCCCCGGCCGAATTGGAATGTGCTGCTGACCCCCTGGCCAGGCATTGCGCCCACGCGCTCCAGCACGACCAGCGTGATGGGCGGCGTGCTGAGGCTCACTTGGGCGCGGCCGATGGTCGTGGCCAGGAGGGCCGGCGAGATCTCGCGCTTGGCTTTGCCGCTGCGTTGCACCTCGACGGTCGGCATGTCGATGATCTCGAGCGTGCCGGCCGTCGTGTCGAAGAACGCAAGAGCGCCTGACGCGCCTGGGTCGATCGCGAGGATCATTGTTCTTCGTACCTCGGCAGCTCGGGCAGCGCGGCCCAGTGTGTCCACCACTTGGCCGACGTCGTCGGAATGCCAGGCGAGACGATGATCACGTCTCCCTTGCTGTCCAGCTCTGCGTGGCCGATCTTGCAGGAGCGGTCGATCAGATCCGCCACGAAGATGCGTTCTTCCAAGGGCGCCGTCTCGATCGGGCGCCAGATGATGGTGCTGGTGAGGATCACTTCGGCGCCTCCGGCAGTGGCATCCAGTGCGTGGGCTTGAGCGTGTGATCGCCGTTGCTCCAGCTGAGGCTGAGGACGTTCCAGTAGGCGACGTCGGCAAAGCCGGCCTTGTCCCATACGAGCACTTCGGTGCCGTCTACGGGCGCGGTTCCGATCGGGCGCCAGGTCATGCTTTCTTGCCCTTTGCGATCTTGAGCGTCAGCCCGAGGACGTTGCAGTAGCGCAGCGCGGCCCTGAGGCTCACGTCGGTTCCTCTCGCCGCGGCGTACCAGTAGGTGGAATGAGAAAGGCCTGCCCTTTTGCATAGGTCTCTCTGCGTTATGCCCAAGGCCGTGCGCCGCTCCTCGAGAGCGGCGAACAGCTGCTGGGGGTTGTCGATGCTTGGCATGGGATGTCCTTCTTTCCCAAGACATAACCGCCTTGCGTTTTAGGCGCAAGGGGTTCGCGATGGAAATGTTACTCGGCGTAGGGCTCGACTTGAGCCCAAGCGGGGACGGAGATCTCGGCGATCGTGTCCGAGTAGAAGGCGGGCGCCGTGTCGGCTTGCTCCAGGGCGACGCGATAGGCGCGCGCTGCGCGTTCCATCAGCAGGCGCCCAGACTGCAGGCTGCGTGCGTCCAGGGTGTAGACGCCCACCGCGTAGGGGGCCTCGCTCTCGACCGCGATGAAGACGAAGCGGTCCAGATCCCAGCCCACGATCTCGCGGAAGCCGGCCGCGTAGTGCGCCGCCTGGACGTGATATTGGAAGCTTGCGATCTGCTTGGCGAAACCGTCTGGGCTGGCGTCGCTGCAGGTCTTGATGTCGAAGATCGCGCTGCCGGTCATGTAGTCGCAGCGCGCTTTGCATGGCAGGCCGTACTGATCCCAGAAGAGGCTGACTTCGGGATTGCCGTCGCGCAGGCCTTCGATCGCCACGGGATGCTTGCGCACTGAGGCGGCGATGGACGAGGCTTTCTCGTAGGCTGTCTCGTCGACGATGATCTTGCCGGCGTGTTCCTGTTCGAACTCTTCCGCGGCCTTCTTGCCCACCGTCGTGCGCCGATCGAACTTCGGCATGACTGCGAACTCGTCCTTGAACGTGTCGGGCTCGAGGATCATCGCGTGCGTGAGCGTACCCAGGCGCATTGCGGCGGTGGGTTCCCGCGGCGTGCTCTTCGACGAGATGTAGTGCGCCGGCGAACGCAGCAGAAGCTTGGCGCCTGACGCGCTCAGAGCTTCGACCGCGTGATAGTCACTTGCGGGCATTCCGACGTGGGATGGCATTTTCTCTTTCCTCTCTAGCCATGTGCAGCAGAGCGGCCAGGAGTATCCCGGCGGCAGTGCCAACAAACATTCCAATCACGAAGCAGAGCCAATTCACTTCTTGCCTTCCACCATTGCCTGGATGTCGTTCTTACGAATGAGGATCCGGCGACCGATGCGAAGAGCGGGAAAGAGCCCGGCTTCGATGTAGCTATAGAGGCTTCGCTTACTGATGCCAAGTAGCTTTGACGCTGCTGCGACAGAAATAAAAAGGGTTTCCATAGTGGGTTTTTGTGCGCGAATTGGGCATCTTGGGATCTAAGTACTATCCCGTGCAAGGGCGTGCGGTGAAAAGAGGCACATTGCGATAAGATCGCGCGCAAATTGCGCTGGATGCACAAATGAGCACGACTAGAAAACACGACAAAAACCACTGGGTGCGCGAAGGGCTGACTGCCAAGGGCTACACGCAGCGCGACCTGGCGCGCGCTTGGGGCGTGGCGGAGCCTTCCGTGTCGCGCTTCATCTCAGGCGAAGAAGGATCGGATCCGCCCCTATCTCGCGCCGTGACCCTAGCGGTAATGCTGGGGATTACTCTGGAAGAGGTAGCGCGGGGCTTAGGCTTAAGAGGTAGACGGGTCGAGCCTGTGGTGACGCAGGAGGCTGGCGTGCCTCCTGTTGGCACGTTCCGCATGGACGTGCTGGGCGAGGGGCGCGTGCGTGTTGTGCTGGTGCAGGACGTCGCGCCCGATGTTGCGTCGCAGCTGATCTCAGTCCTGGGCGGCTCGAGTGACAGTGGGCGCGTCCGTGACCGTAAGGCGCGCGCGTAGGCCTTTGCCTTTCTCGATCGGCTTGTCTTCGGTGAGCGACTTGTATTCGCCGCACCAGTAGGACACCGCGACGCGGTGCGGCTGCGGGTAGCGGTGGCAGGTGCGAGATCCGCCCACCTGGCCCGCGGTGTAGCGACAATCGCCGCACGATGGTCCGCGCTTATTCAGCGCCGGCGCGTCGTTGTTGATGCTCATTCCTTTTCTCCCAGCGCCGCGCGGGCGTAAACGTCGGGCGGATCTTCGTTCTCACCATCCCATGCCTGGGCTTGCGCGGCCTTATCGCCCCATTCTGCGGCTTTGTCTTGCGTTGGTTCATACCCGATAGTCAGGATCTCGTTGCCGCGCAGGACCGCGGCCATCCAGAGGTCGCGCGCCGGGTCAAAACCAACGACGATCTGAAGATCGCTCATTGCTTTTCTCCTGCTTCGACGCGGTCTCTTTCAGCGTCGAGGATTGAGTTGATGAACTCTTCGTGCTTGAGCCCTTCCAGGAATAGGACACCTTCGTATCCCCAGATAGAAGCGGCCCACTCGCAAATAGCCGCGCGTAGCTTTTCGATTTCCGCATCCCGTTCGGCTACGGCCTTCAGCTGCCACGTCCCATCCGGTAATTGCACCACCGGCCATTCTGCCGGCACCACACCACTGCCGCGCGTAACGTGCGCGCTGCGTTCAGCGGCGGCATTTGACTGGTCAGTCATTCCTTTTCTCCCAGCGCCGCGCGATACTGCGCCTCCCTCCGGAGCCAGAACCCAGTGGTCGAACCGAGCACAGTAGCCAGACGCTCTGCTGCGTCCGGCGTCATGGTCGAACGGCCCTGGATCAGGTCGTTGACGTGCTTGCGCGTGAAGCCCAGCCGATCTGCCAGCTCCGCCTGCGTCCAACCGCGCTCGTCGAGGACATCGGCGATGGTCTCACCAGGAGGGGAGACCCAATCTAGGGCGAAGGCGGTCTCAGTCATGGTAATCCCCAATAAACACGATCTCGATTGCAGTGACCCGTTTCCAATCAGCGCCGGTTGTCGACGCTTCCTGACGTGCCGCCCGGAAGACCAAACGCTGTCCACCAGCCAGGTCCAGCGCGAACTGACCCGCGCGGGACCCGCTCAGTGGATGCGGCCGGCCCGCGACCAACTCAGCCACCGTATCGGCGGCCTGGAGATCCGCGAGGCGGGACCGAAGCTTCCGAGCGCTGTCGGCCCCGAGCGCCTTGGTGGCCCCACGGGGGTCCGCGCAGAGCTTAGCAAGCTTCTTCGAGGCGAAAGATATATCCACGAATCAGGAAATTCAAGATTGATGAACCCATGGAGTGCATCATTTGATCCAAGTTGGTCAAGATGTCGGTTCGCGCGCCGCGCCCCAGTGATCGCCCTCGCGCTCCGCGATCACCAGGTTCTGCTCGAGCCTTTGCAGGAACGTCATCACAGCTGACCTCCCAAGGTTTCGCGTGCGATCGTCTTCATCTTCATGGCCGTGGACCAGACGACGGAAGGCGGCGGCATGTGGCCGACGTCGTCGGTGAGCTCTGCCATCGCGATCGCGTGCAGGCCGGTGCGCAGGCGGCCGTTCTCCTCGAGGAGAAGCCGCGCTTCGGCTTTCACCTGGACGAGCTCGGCGGTCACGCTGCTGGTGCTGTGGGCGTCGATTTCCATCTTGGTTTCCTTGTTCTGGGGGCCTCCGCCGGCCGCTAAGGGGGAGGGACTTGGCGCGCCGGCGGAGGTTTCCGCCACTACGGCGGAAGGCGTGGAGGGCTTCAGCCCTCGAGCTCGTTGACGACCAATGTGGCGTATCCCGCGATGTCGCGCCAGTGGTCGATCTCGTGCGGATTGCCGTGTAGGGCGCGGCTGATCTTGTGGACAATCATGTCAAGGGCCTCGCGCTGGTAGGGCGTGAGGTTGTCCCATCCGTCAGGGCAGCGCATGGCGCGCTTCATGTTCTGCGCCCATGTGGCCTGCTCCTTATAGGGGCCATGGGTCTTGCCGCGTTCCTCGAGGATGTTCGGGATGCTCATGCGCGTTGCTCCATGGCTTTGGCTTCCAGCGCGGCCAGCTGGCGGCCCAGCTCGCCCAGCTGCTGGTGCAGTCGGAATGCTTCGTGGCTTTCGGGGTGGGCCTGCTTGAGAAACTGCTCGAGCACGTCGATGCGCGCGCGGATCCGGCCAGGCGTATCGGGCCTGACGATATGCATCTGCTTCTTCACAGGACGATCGCTCCCACCACAAGAATGAGCAGGATCACGGCGATAAAGCCGATGGTGCCGAGGATCGCCTCGACCCAAAATTTTGGCGCGTTGAAATCTCTCATGTCTTCCTCCTTAAGCTTGAACTTGTGACGCTGCGCCAGAGGCGACGTCGAAACCGGCCCTGGTGAGCCACACAGCCTCCCCGTCTGATCCGACAAGACCAGCCTGCACGGCCGAGGAGACCAAGCCGGAAAGCGCCTTGCCGGAAGGCAGGTTCACGCGCTCGGACGTGCAATCCAGGCAATCGCTCCAGACCTGGAAATTGGACTGAACGAACTCAACACCGCTGGGTGGGCGACCGTTGAAGGCGTTGTAGTCATTGGCGAAGATCGCCTTGCAGAGGTTGATCTGGTTGTCGGTCGGCATTTGCATCTCCATTGCTCCCTTCGCCCCGATCGGCGTCGGTCTCATCTTGTAGACCGCCTTACGGGCTAGACGCAAGACAGAAAATACGCCCTGCGAAAAAAGATTATCGCCCCGACGAAAGGCCAGGAAAGCGCCTTGCGCGCTAGACGCAATCCCACTATTGTGCGGGGTACAAACCAATGGAGATGGCAATGAAGGTGACCAAATTTGAGCGTTCCCCTGGCGTCTGGCGGATCCGCATCGAGACCAAGGACGAGGCCGGGCAGCGCAAGTTTTCGACCGAAACGCTGAAGGGATCAGAGATCGACGCGGAAGCGCGGCGCATCGAGATCCTCAAGGGCCACCGCGCCGGCGACCTGGTGCAGGTGACGGACGACACCGTGAAGCAGCACTGGACCCGCTGGCAGGCCAAGCGCGTCGCACTGAAGGCGATCTCGGAGCTCACGGCCCAGGGCCAGGCGGTGCTGATGGCCCCCTTCCTGCGCGACTACGGCGGCCGCCCTCTTCGCTCCATCACGGGCGACGACATTGAGGCCTTCTACCTGGGCCGCATCCGCCAGGTCGCGCCCGGCACGATGACCGTCACGCACCACCACCTCAAGGCCCTGTTCAACCAGGCCGTCGAGGCCGGCGTGCTGACCAAGAACCCCATGAAGAAGGTGGCCGCGCCCAAGGGCGAGAGCGATCCCCGCAAGCCCCTGGAGAAGCGCCACATCAAGGCCCTGCTGGCCTACGCTGCCGACAAGCCCTTCCTGTCGCGCATGCTCCGCCTGGCGCTGCACACTGGCATGCGCCGCGGCGAGATGTGCGCCCTTCGCTGGTCCGACGTCGACCTCGAGCTGGGCGTGATCAACGTCTCCCGCACGATCGTGCGCATCGGCACGGTCGAGTACGAGAAGAAGCCCAAGACCAAGAAATCCATCCGCTCCATCCGCCTGCCCAAGGTTCTGCTCGAGGAGCTGCGCGAAGCTGCCCAGGCGCCCAACCGCCCGGTCCTGGTCACCAAGTGGGGCGATCGGCCCACCCTGTCCTACATGACCAGCGCCACCAAGGACGCCCTGCGCGCCATCGGCCTGGACGAGGGCTATTGCCTGCATTCCACCCGGCACAGTCACGCCACCCACCTGCTGCGCGAGAAACTGCCGCTGAAGGCGATCTCTGAGCGCCTGGGGCATGCCAACGTGGAGGTCACCCTGGCGGTCTACGCCGGCGTCCTGACCGGCGACGACCAGGCCCTGGCGGACAGCATTGAACGGGTAATGGCGGCCTGATTACCCGGCTTTTACCCGGCCGGGTAACGCGGTCGGGTAAAGCCGCCGCTAACTTTCAAGTAAAACATGATGGTTGGACGCGTATCCCACCATCATGTGAGAACCGACCCCGCGTGCTATCTAGTTGATTTTCGTGCAACAGGCGACGCATCTAGTGCGCCGAAAAGCAGGGTTTGCGGCCTGTTCGGGTAACGAAAAGAAAATGGTTGACTTGGGGCATGCAGACTTGCCAAGGTGGGCCGTGGCGTTCTTTCTCTGTCCTCCCTAAGCAACCTCCCCGGCCCCTCAAAAGGCCGGGGTTTTTTCTTACTGCGCGTCGGTCGCGCCCATGAGGGCCTGCAGGCCCAGCAGGCCTTGACGCTCCGGTGGGATCGGCCGGCCAAACCAAAGCTTAGACGAAACGTAGGGCAGGCCCAGGCCCACGGTGCCGGATATCAACGGATCAACCAGCCCCGCGGCGGCCGCACCACCCGCTCCTGCGCCCAAGCCGGCCGTAGTTGTGCCGCTGGTGCGCGCCCCGGTCAGCAGGTTCTGGGCGAAGCTGCGCTGCGCCGTCCCGCTGTTGGGCGTCGGGTTCGGAATGATCGCTTCCCCGGCGCGCACAAGGCGCGTGAAGGGGTCTTGCGCCATCCCATAGGCCTCCGGCCCCAGAGATGCCCTCTCGACCTGTGCAAGCGCGGTGGGCGGGATGAAGCCGGTGTTGAGCTTGTCCTTGCCGGTCGCGCTGCCCATGGCCTCCCTGACGCGGGAAAACAGTGCGTAGTCGCGATTGAGATCCTTCCACGCCTGGGCCAGGTTTGAGCCGCCAGCCTGCTGGCCGGCATTGCCTGCCATCTGCGTGCTGGGAAGGTTTCCGCCGGTGACCTGCAAGGCACGCCCGTCTGGCCCCGGCAAACGCGCTTGACCAGGCAGTAGTGGCTGATTGCCGGGCGCAGTGGCTTGAGCGCCACCAGCCGCCTGCGTGGGCGTCTGGGCGGCAGATCGCTCCATGAGCCCTTGGAAGCTGTCGCGCAGCCGGGCCATCGCCCTGCCGTATTCTTGGATCGCAGGATTGTCGCTGCGCTTGGCGCTGTCGGCCGCGAAGCGCAGCTCACCGTCGATCACCCGATAGTTAGCGCCGGGCATCTCGGCGCCTTGAGCTCGAGCAGCGACGAACTCCTCGACGCGGCGCAGCTGACTGTCGAAGGCCCGATAGAGCCCTTCATCCAGGCCGCGCGTGTACTGCGACCGCATGCCGCTCACCTGGTTGGCGAAGGTGTCGTCCGGGCGAAGCCTGGTCGCGGCCTCGAGCGCGTCTGCCTTCTGGCCCCATTGGCGCTGGTAGGCCGTGAGCACCTCCGGCGTGGCGATGTCGCTGTCCAGGCCGAATTGCCGATTAACCGCGCGCGTCCAGCCGCGCATGGTGTTGTCCTCAGCGCGCGCCACCGTAGGTGCGGACGTCGGAAGGTAACGCATCGCGCTCTCGAAGACCGACGCGCTGGGGTTGCCCAGCTGCTGCGCCGGCGTGAGAGGCACGTCGGCCTGGCGCAACACGTCGAGGTTCTCGACCCGCGGACCAGGGTTGCGCGCCGGGAAGACGTTCTGAGGGCGCAGCATCGGCGCCATAGGAACGGCCACACCACCAAGGACAGCAAGCGGCGCCGGGACGCCACCCTCGAGCAGCCCTTGCGTCACACCACCGGCCGTTGTCGCGGCCGCGGTTTGCGCGCCTGGTCCAGCCGCCAGGGTCTCGGCCACCGGCCGTCCGAATTGCGACGAGATCGGCAGCGCGTCTGCGATCGCGCGAGCCTGGCGCGCGCCCAGCATGGTCTCCACACCAGCCCGCGCGGCCGTGCTCGTCATGCGCTCCATCGCGCCTTCCGGCTGAGGCACGCCGGCGCGCGTCATGAGCTCGTCATAGGCCTGCGACGGCGTGCGCTGATTGCCACCCGTTGCTGCGTTCCAGGCGCTTACCGCCAGGTCAGAGACAGGCCGCGCTAGGCCTGCGGCCACGCCGCCGGCGATCGCGCCAGGGATTGCGCCCACGCCACCGAAAGGAGCGCCCATGGCGGCCCCGGCAAGCATGCCCGCGCCAATGTCCCCAAAGGTTCGCAGACCCAACCCAGCGCCGCGCGCAAGGCCTTCCGTGGCGGTGCGCTGAGGCGGAGGCGCTGCAGGAATGGGCTTCCACTGCGTGCCGTCGTTGAAGATCTCCTCGCCTGTCTGTGGGTTCCTGGCGCGCTGCGCCGGCTTCCACTGACCGTCGTCTCCAACGACCAAGATCTCGCCGGTTTCCCGGTTGATTGCCACATTGCTCATCAGCGAATGACCTCGAAGCCAGGGGGAAGCGCAGGCGCACTGGGAGCAGCTACCGGCGGCGTATAGCCGGGCTGCACGCGCCCGTATTCGCCAGATGAGACTTCGCGCAGCCGGCGCTCCGCGTCCGTTTGCCGCCTCTGCACCGCGGTGATCGCCCGGTTCAGTAGAGCTTCACGCTCTGCCCTGCTCATGTTCGCCGACGCGCCCATGTCGAGCAGGATCTTACGTTCGCCTTCAGTCGGGTTGCCGCCAAAGATCGAGCGCAGCTGAGACAGCGCCTGCTCGGTCATGATCGAGGTAAGAGACCGCGTCGCCACCGCACTACTCTGGTCGAAACCCGTCGCGCCGGCCGCCGCTCCGCGCAGTGCAGCGCCTGGCCCCGCGTAAGCCTGCGGGCTAAGGCGCAGTGCCTCCCGCAAAGAACCTTCGGCGTCGCGCATGCTCTGAAGGTTGCTCTCGGTCTCTTCCTTGAGCTTGAGCTCGGCCGCCCCAAGCTGCCGCGGTTGCGTACTGGTGATCGACACCTGCCCACCGCCCGGCGTCGTAACCGTGCGCGTATCTCCGCCCGGCGGAGCCTGAGGCGCCCCAGGCGCGGCAGAAGCTTCACCCGCCGGCGCTGCAGGAGCGGCAGCTGCCGCGGCCGCCGCGCTAGGCCGAGGCACACCCACCGGCACCTCCGGCTGGATTGTCACCACCTCGCCATTGCGGATCTCGGTGCGCGGGCCGTAAAGGCGCGTGAAGGCCACCGCATATTCAGGCGTGTTTACCATGGCGGGATTACGCATGCCCTGCAGGATGGTGGCCTGCGCGTCACCCTCGAGACCACCTTGCGGCCGCGGCTCCGTGACGCGATCCCAGCGTTGGGTTTGGGAATTAAACTGATACAGCGCGCCACCGGCTTCCACCGTGCGCGGCTCGTTCATCGTCCGCCTCAGCTGTTCCACCTGCAGCTGGCGCTGCTCGGCTTCTAGGGGATCCTGGCCGAGGCGCTGGATCCTGATCTGGCGCAGCGCCTGGCTGATGTCCTGGGCGCGCATGCCGCCAAACTGCTGCAGGTCGTACCCGGTGCGCGCCTTGAAGGCCTCGGGGTTCTTCATCAGCTCTTGGATCTGCTTCAGCTCTTCGCCCTCAGCGCGACGCGCATCCATCTGAGACGCCATCAGCCGCCGCTGCGAGGCGTTGTACAGATCCGTGTTGAAGCCCGACGCTGCCTGGCCCAGCTGAGAAAAGATCTGCGCGCGCTGCGCTGGCATGATCGGCTGGCCGGCTGCAAGCAGCGTTGCGCTGATGTTGGCCAGCGTATTGACCGCCGCGTCGCGCACGTCCGACTTAGGGACGCCGTAGCGCGGGTCGATCTGCGCCATCTCGGTCGGATCGCCGCCAGTGAAGAAATCGAGAAGACCCACCATGATGCTTGTCTCCTAGTCCAAAAGGCCGCGCCGGCGTTGCAGGGGCTGCAGTGGCTGAATGGGTTGGAATTGACGGGGGCCGCCTACCTGCGCACGCAGATCTGGCTGCTGCATTTGTTGCTGTTGCCCGAGAGATTGCATTTGCAGGAAGCTTCGCTGCGCCGCTCCGGCAGAGGCCAAGCGCGCAGCGTTTTTTTGCTCTTCTTCCCTTTGCTGCGTGATCTGCTCTGGCGTCAACGGCGTGGCTGGATCCACCAGGTTCGGGGCGATGAAATTGCCGAGACGTCGCAGAGACGTGCCGATGTCGCTGCCATAAACGGGCTCCGGCATCGTCGTGTTGCCGGGGCTCGCCTCTGCGCCTTGGTATCCAGCTGCAGACGGGTTCATTGCTGCAGGCGCAGCTGGTGCCACCGGCATCGCCGTGTTGCCAGGGTTCGCCTCCGCGCCTTGGTATGTGGGGCTACCAGGCGCACCAAGACCAAAGCGCGACGCGGTCTCGCGGCCGATCTGCGTGATGGGCTCCACGCCACCGGCATTGCGCACCGCATGCCAGGGCGTCACACCGGAGCGCATCCGATCGAGGCTGAAATCCACCTGCTGCTGCCAGTTATCCCGCGAGGGAGGCGCCCCGAAACGCTGCTGGAACTCGTAGGCCATCCCGCCGGGCGCGATGCGGCGCGGGTCGCGAGATCCAGAGAACAGCTGAAAGGGGCCGAATGAATAGCCGCGCGTGTCGACATTGCCAAACGTCGGAGAGTTGAGCGTCCGCTCGTTCAGACCCTCCCTGCTGGCAATCCCCAGCGCCAGGTTTGGATCGACGCCTCGGTCGATCGCGCGACGGTAAATGTAGTCCGCGATCGTCTGCATATCAGCCATGGCCGTAATCCTTCACCAAATCGCTGCCCATGACAGCCTCACGAATTGCATGCAGTCGACTTAGCACGACCGTGCGTTTGTCGTCTGGTAGGTTCTTAATGCGCTGGGCGTTTTCGTCGAGATAGGCCGTGCAGTCCCAACAATCACGCCCCGTCTTTTCGCCACGCGCATATCCTGCCGGCATCTCAGCACCAACCTCTTTCAAATATGAAAAGACCTGCTCG